ACAGCAGATGCCTGTGGGTGTTAATTGGAATGACCTTGAACATTTTGAACAAGAGGATAATACTACAGGTTCTCAAGAGTTAGCGTGTGTAGGTGGAGCATGTGAAATAGTATAGAGTTGTAACTTGTTATAAAACTAAAGCCCTCTAGGGAAACCTAAAGGGCTTTTTTTAGTCTTGAGGTATTGTAGCTCCAACAGTTATACCTGCGGGAATAGCTAACAAAGACTTTATAACGTCACTAGAAAGTTCTTCTCCTCTGGCTAGTTTTGCGTTGGCTTGTTTAGCAAGAGCTATTTTTTTAGAAACAGTTTTTGAACTAAGCTGACCTTTAACAACTTTACCTAGAAGCACATAAAGAGGGACTCCTACAGGTGAAGGTCCTTTTAGTTCCGAAATTTCACCGCCTCTAATAGATAAAGATAAAGCTCCTTCTGAGCCTTGTATGCCTTTACTAAGCAGGTCTATTTCATTACCTAATGTTTGTATTTTCTCTCCTCGTTCTTTACCAACAATAGCTTTAAAGGTGTCTGCAAACTTTTCCTTGTTCATGTTTTTAACAAAAACTAAACCATCGTTTGAAGATTTAGAAGGAAATAAATTGTTTAAGTACTCTCTTTCGATTGACTTCATTAAGTCATTGCCGTCGACATCTTTTCCTAATGCTTTAGCCCTACTAATTAGTTTGTTTAACTGCTCAACACTTGTTCTTTCTCCGTTCTTTACTAAAAACGCTCCTATGTCAGCAGGGTTTCCTTTGTTCACAGCTTTTACAATCCAATCTCCATGAATGTCTTTAATCCCTTCCCTATAAAGCTCACTAACTTGTTTGTACTTTTGATTTAACACAGGATTAAATTTCTCTGCTGAGGTGTCCATAGATTTGCTTAAGCTGTCAATGGCTTTATTAATTAAAGACTCAGCCTTAGAGCTTTTCTCCCCTACAGAAGCCGCGGCATCTCTTTGCATTGCTTTAAGTGTAGAAAGTTCTAAGTGTGCTTCCGCAAAAGACATCTCATCTCTCATACTAACTAATTTATTCGCTATTTTTCTATGAGCGCCTGAAATTCCAGAGTCTCCAGTGCGCTTAGTTAGCTCATTAAGCGCGGCAGTACCTAGGTTTCTAGTAGCTTCAGGTCTAATCAATCTCCCATGTCTTTTTAACTGTTTGTTAAGATTGTTCGCGGCTGAGTTAAGTATGTTTCTAGCTTGTGGGCTTGTGTAGTTTTGACTTAAGCTTCTAAGCTTATTGATCGCCTTAGTTGTTTCAGCAGGAGAAAGTTTATTGTTTAACTTAGATATGTAATTAACTGCACTCTTTATTTCAGAGGATACAGGTAAAGCTTTCATTGCTCTTAAAGCGTTATTCTTAACAGTGCCTGTCCCTAAAAATACAGAACCTTCTTTGTCAATAGCTCTATACAACGGAGCTACTTTAGCCGTCAAAGCTTTGTCGGTGTCTTTAACTAAAGCTTGAACAGCTATTCCTACTTCATCTCTAGTCAGCCCTTTGCTTAAACTTCCTGTTAAAAGCTCTTCAAAAGAATCCTTGATGAAATTTTCTTGACCTTTAACAATGGATTCATATTCTTCTTTTAAAAAGGCAGAACTTGCGGCATAGTCTTGCGCTAAAGCCGCCCCTCTAAACTCAGGAACAGCTTGTTGGGGAAGCATACGATCCCCTCTCTCTGTTAGTTTAACATTTAAAGCTTCAATCTGTTCTAGTTCTTCCTTTCTTTTACCAATATTTCTTTGTATGAGTTCTATCTGCTTTACAGGGAGATTGCCTTCCGTTGCTACTCTTTCTAAGGTTGTCTCGCCTCTTTGTATAGCTAAAGCAGTTCTAGCGGCTTCTGACTCATTTCCCCCTGCAATATAAGTTGGACTAAACGCTTTTTGAAAAGGACTCCATATTTTAGAAATGACTTTACCTACTGCCGCAAAACCTGCGCCAAAGGCGGCATCAGTAGCTCCGGCATATAAAGCTTCTTCACCTGCTTTTGAAACATCAAAATCCCTATCTTCTACATAGGACTCTCCAACTTCTCCTAAAAAGTAACCTGTTGCCGCACCAATAGCTCCTCCAACAAGTGTACCAACAGGCCCCGCGGCACTTCCGTAAACTGCTCCTAAATAAGCACCACCTAATCCTCCTCCTACCTCTCCTGCTAAAGAAAGGTAATCAGCGGCTGTTTCATAGTCTTTATTATATTCCTCTTCCGTTGCTAATCCTTTAGCTATTGCGTAAGCTCTGAAATCCTCCTGAGAATAATTTACAGGAACTCCTGTAATTGTTTCACCGTTAGGTAATCTTCTTTCACCTGTTATCATTTTAAATATTCCTGTCTTTTAAAGAAAACTATAAACTTTTAAGTAATGCGCCAACAGCACCAGTTTCAGCAACAGACTTATCTTCTTCTCTTGGTTTTAAACTATCTGCAAAATCTGGATCGAACTCTTGTGTTCTAGGATCATCAGATGCACTAGTAACAGCGCCTAAATTATACTCTTTATAAAGTTTATCTGTAAAACCTTCACTCTTTAAAGTTTCTTTCCATTGCTCATTAAACCCTGCGGCATTTCCTCTGTTTTCGTTCAAGTAGTCAGCAAAAGCATCTTTTTTTGCAGAAGACACAGCGGATATTTTTGCTACTGCTCTTAACCATTGTTCAATTTCTGAGGCAGACCAAGAAGAATTAGGAAAACCACTTTTAATTAACTCTATATCCTTATCTGAAGCCACTCCGGGGGGCAGGTTCTTAATAATGCGTTCATTAACAAGACCGTCAAATTCAGTTTTCAAAGAAGAAATGCCATCTTGACCACCCACAAACTTTTTTAAACCTTCATAAGCCCTTCCAAAAATACCGCCTCTTGGTTTTTCTTTTGCATAGCGATCAGCAAGAGATAAGCTTCTTCCTACCAGACCGTAAGCTTCATCTGCTTCTTTACCGGCATCAAAAATTCTTTTTTTGTCGTCTTTTAATAGTTTTCCTTGAGAATTAGACAATCTTTTTTCTTGTATTTCAAAACGTCTAAGAGCTTCTGCACTCGCCTTCTCAGCAGTTTCTAAACCTGTTTCATAACGCTCACGATCTTCTTCCCTTATTTCCTCAGCAGTTTTTTGGCTTTCTTCATAGCGCCTATCAGCCTGTTCTTTGTTAAGAATAGCTTGTCGTTGTGCTAATGTTCTAGCGGCCCCTACTGAATCACCAGTAGCTTGTTGTAACTTAGCAAGACTTGCAAGATCGTCAGGATTAGTCATGTCTATATCCTTAAGACCAGACTGTAGTTTTTGTGCGGGTGTTCTTAAATCTGTACCAAACATCTGACCAATGCTTTGAGTCATGCCTTGACTGTAACGTCCTGCTCGTTCAAGCATTCTTTGCTCTCTTGTGGGAGCTACAGGAGATAAACGGGCACTGCTTGTGCCTGTTAACAAACCTACTATATCATTATTATAAGCCATTTTATTCTCCTTACTATCCGAATAGTCCGCCAAGCGCACTACCTATTGCTCCACCGATTGGGCCACCTATTGCAGTACCTGCTACGCCCAATACGCCACCCAACATCCCCTCAGCTTGGCTTTGTGCCATTTCGTTTGACAAACCTTTACTTTCTAAGTAGGAAGCTAACGCTTGTTTTTCTATGTCCGCTTGAAGGGTTGCACCTGTTTCTCTACCACTTTGTGCAAACCCTGCTAGAGGAGTAGCTGTTTGAACTAGCTTAGTTAGCTCTTGCTGAGGCATATAACCTAGACCCATAAGACCACTAGCTAAACCAAAAGCTTGCTGTCTGTCTGCTTGAGACTGTCCATAGGCATTATAGAAAGCTTCATTACGTGCTTGCTCTTGAGCTAAAGACTGTGCAAACTGCTCTGGACTTCCTCCGTAACGATCAGTCATTAAACCTAGTCTACCTTGACCTAATAATCGTTCCTCTAAAGCAAGTCGCTGACGTTCTTCCTCAGGGCTTTGTATGGCCCTTAATTGCTCATATAAAGCCTTTTGTCTTTCAAGAGGGTCGCCACCTAGCTCATCTAGGAAACCGCCTGACATACCAAACAAACGATCCTGCATGGCCTGTTGTTCTGGAGATAGGGTCATATCAAACCCACCTTCAGCAGTACCTTGTACTCCGCCTAAGTTAGATGTGACACTAAAGGGTTGAAAGCGACTACCTTCAACCGCTTGCGTACCTAATGCTTGGCCTCTGCTTAGTATCTCTTTACCTAACGCTTCTTCAGCTTCTCGTTGTTTTTTTCCTAAACCATAAGAACCTAAACCTCCAAGAAGACCACCTGTAATGCCTTCCCAATCTATTCCTTCGCTTGTATTCTTTCCTGTAATTCCGCCACCTAACATTAGTAACTCCCTCCGCTAATTGTACCTGATAGTGTTCCTGTGAGGCTACTTGCTGATAGTGTTGAAACAGTAACTACACCTGTGAATGTTGGCCCTGACAAGTCTGCTTTAGTTGCAATAGCTGTAGCGATAGAGTTAAACTCATCGTTTATTTCTGTACCTTTTACTATTTTACCTGCACTACCTGTTGGTAAATTATCTTTAGCCATAAAGTCTGTGGCTTTTGTATAATTACTCATTAAAAAAGTCTCCCTAATAATACGTTTATATCAATTTTTTGTATTGAAAATTCACTACCGCTAATTGTAGACTCTAAACCAACAGTGACTACGTTTCCATGTCCTGAACCGTGTACATTAGGTACTTGAGTTTGAGTACCTGCTGTGTATTCAGAAGTTGTAACATTGTATTCGCTTACACCATAATAAGCTATGTTTGGGTTAGTTCTTTTAGAGTTAAAAGTTTGTTTGTAATAGGAGTCTGAGTAATCATATCCCCAACTTAATACAGACTGTGCCTCTGCATCTCCAATGATTGTCATTTTAAACTTCTTAAGAAACTTAATGTTTGACGAGTTTCCAAAATCTAAAGGATTGCTAAAATAAGATAAAGGATAAGAAGAGACTGAATAAGTATACGTACCGCCAACAAGAGTACACAAGCCATCTACAAAACCTGTGTATTTGTATATGCCGCCTTGTCTTCCCATGTATATAAAGCCTTCCTGCGTTCTTGTATAACACAACGCAATAGGAGTTGTCCACGTAGTAACTCTGTGTGACCCATCAGGTAACGCCTGTCGCATATCAAAACAGTACGTTATGTTGCCTGTAGGTAAAGTTAAAAGATAGAAGGCTTCCTCTGGGCTATACAAGGACTTAACAGAAGATAGCGTAGAGTCTAGTATTCTTTCCTCGTTGACCTGCCGTACTAAGTCATTCCTGACGTTTCTGCTTATGTCTCTCATCGGCATAGACTTTTCTTGAATGACTCTACCAAAGCTACGCACACCTGCGTCAGACAGGAACACAATGTCAGTACCTGTGTGCTGTACAGAATCTCTAGCAACACAACCTACACCTTTGACAGTATCATGTAAAACCATTGTAGTAGGATTGTCTGCACCTGAATAAACAACAATAGACATCCTACCAAAAATAATAAGAAAGTTATTGTGTGCCGCAAGTGCTACAACTTCATCATAACCAGAAGGCCATACTGTTGTTAAGTCAATAGCACCTGTAGAACCACCATTCCAATCATTTCCATTAAGAAGGTCTGACCAGTATATAGTATGTTTATTGCCTGTGATGTCTGCTATCCATAAACGACCAAAAGCCGCTAATACTTCATTGGCTTGATAAGGAGCATCAACACTTCCTGCAATTAGAAGAGTAACTGTGTGACTGCTTCCTGATCCTGTTAAAGTCGGAGAAAAAGAGACTGCACCTGTTGTTTTATAAGTAAATTTAAAACCATCAGATGCATCGTTTAATGCTACAGTAAATAATAAATTACTATAATTAGAAGCACCTTGTATTGCAGTGACTTGTTCAGCAACACTAGTGTAGGATGCAGATGCTATACTAACTGTTGTAGTGCCGTCATTAACTACAAGTGTTGTCGTCTCTGAAGCTGTTGCTGTTGCATTGAATACCGAAACAATACCATTAGGGCCGTCAAAACCTGTAACTGATGTCAGCTTAACAAGTCCTTGGCTTCCAGAATCAGTGTAAACTAAAGGCTCATGTCCTGTCTGGTAAAAATAAACATGATCATTAAAGTTTACAATCTTCCACTTGTTATTATTTATAGTGTAACCTGATGGAGTTATGTCAGTTAAAGTACCAACGCCACTAAATATCTTATTGTTACCTGCTGAGAAAACAATCTTATCTCCGCTTTTATCTAAAGATTCAAAGATTGTCTCTACTTTTACAGTGTTTGTACCTACTGTAGAAGCCCCTGTAGTGTTCTCAGTTGAAGACAGCAATACTGAGCCTTTTCTAGCCCCTACTCGTCCTAGTTTATCAATAACACAGTTAGTTGCAATAGACGCATAGCTAGGGTCAAGACCCACAGGAGAGTCCTGCGTGTTGATACCTCCAAACGCAGGTGCATTAATTGTTACATTCTGTAGTTGTTGAGCCACTATACAGGTCTCCAAACAGTTTCTTCTGGATGTCGAGCTACGTCAAATGCAATCATGTCGCCTAGTGTTTGATCCGCTATGGCAAACAGTTCTGCTGATGATGTACCGCCAGTTTCCCCTCGCTCTCTTGAAGCTAAAGCAACAGCATAGTGTATCACAGGATTAGAAGGCACATGTAAAATTGCTGAATCTTCAACTAGTGTCTCTTTCTTATCTATAGTGTTGACACGTATAAAATAGTTATCATCTGGAATGGGATATAAATCAAGGATTGCCTCTCCATTATCATTAAAGCCATTCCAAGAATAATAAGCAGGAGAACCCTTAGCTGGAGGATTGTTTAGAAAAGCATTGTTCATCCAACTAGATGTCACAGGCTTTAAGAAATAATTAGATGTGTCATTTATAATATCAAGAATTTTAAGACTGATGTCAGAACCTTCAAGCTGATACCTAAAAATATCAGTTGTTGTGTCAATAGTAAAAGTAGTTCGTAAAGCTGACCAATCCCAAGAGTCCTCTACAATCCTTTTAGAATCATTTACAAACTCTCCTATTAACCTTGAATAGCTATTTTCTGACACAGACTGAATTGTATCGTCTTCTCTTAGCCTTCTTAGTACACTCTGTACAAGCTGTAAGTAAGTCATTAGATTGTGTATCCTTGCTTTGTTAATTGCATTATTTGTCTCTCTGTACGCCCTTAGCTTTCTCTACTGTTCTCATGGCTCCAAGACCTAACATACCTAAAAGAACAGGCATCATTTCAGATAGAGCAATTAAAGGTATTACTATTTCAGATTCAACCAAGGCTAGTATAAAGTTAGCCATAGGAATCAAGATAAAATTACCTGCCATGCCCATTGCACAAATCCAGCCTACTGCTGGCCGCCAACCCGCGACAAACATATTGTTATGTGCGGCTTCCACTTTGTTTACTTCAAGCTGTCCCTTGGCAAGCTCATGTGCGTGTCTTTCTGCCATTGTAGCTATGCGGTGAGCTAGTAAGTTTTTCTGATCTTTATTCTCTACAAACTTATCTAATAAACTTGAAATAGGCTCAATCAAAGAAGGAAGAATAGACATTATGCAGTTCTTTTCCACATGTATACAACAATGGAAGGCTGTATTACTGATACTGTGGCTGTAGAAGAAGTAACTGGCGCTGGAGAAGTAGCATGAGCCATATCGTCTCTATCAGAACTATCAGTAGTTCCATCACCTACAATTAAAGCTCCGCTAGTAGTTGGGTTTATTAAAGCACCACCTGAGCTTCCTGTTAAACCATAACCAGTGACAGGAATTACAGTGTCTACCGCAACGTCAACAGTCTTAGCGCCTATTGTTTCTTCCGCTGTGTCAAAGTCTGTGTCTTCGCTATCTAAACTTACAAGCGTTCTACCTTTTCCGAATCTTTCCCAAGTTCCACCAAAGAGTGTACTAGGAGGTGTAAAGTCCACAGAGATATAAACAGCACCTACAGGATAAGCCTGTAATGCTCCTGCAATCTCAACTACAGCATTCGTACTATCTTTAACGTACAGTTTTTTATCGGCAGTATTGACTGCTAACTCAGCACCAAAAGTAGTAGAGCCGTTACCTACTGCAAGATCAGAAGCAAGAGGAGCGCCAGTAATGTTTCTTGATTTAGTTAAAAGAATAGTCATATTTATTTCTTACCTAATAATTGTTGAACTGTATCTGTTTCGTAAATTCTAATACCTAGCCAGACAATAGTAAATAAACTAGCCAAGGGAGGTAACCAAGCGGCTAAAGAAAGAACCCCTGTTGAGGCCGCAATCACATCTACAGTTTGTTTACTTTGTTCGTCCAGCATAATAAGTTCCTTTTATTTGTCTGACATTGCTTGTGTTGTTTGATAACGGAAAAAGATTCCACCCATTCCGAATAGGATACTGGCTAACATGATAGTTTCAGCAGATAGGTTAAGCTGTAGGACGTAGACCTGTAGAGCTGCTAATGTAACACCAAAGACTTGCCACCTGTTACTACGACTACGCCAGAATTGTTTTACTCTGTCCATGATAATTCTACCCACTCTTGGTTGTCTTCATCCCACTCATGTACACCTTCCTCTGGATAGGGTACAGGTGAGTCCCATAAACAAGTGTCTTCGTTTAGTGTCCAGCTAGGATAAGGCTGTGGAGGTATGAAAGCATCACGCTCCTCATCGAATGTGTAGCCAATCCCTGCATAGTTCTTGCGGAAAGGAGTACCATCGTTAGCGTGAACACCACCACTAGTATTGTAGCTAGTGCGCTTTGCTCCGTAATACTCTTCCCAGTCCACCTCACCTTCGTCTTTCCCGACAAACACCTGAGTGACTATATTGTTATCTAATACTGCGTAATGTGCCATAGTGATTATCCAAAGGTTACTGTGTCAGATGAGCCAGCGGCTGTGATTGTAGTTTTTTTGTAGCCGCCAGATGTTGTAGTTGAAGAGGTAACACCAGCAGTAAACGTAGGTGTAACACTATCTGGATAAACTAAAATAATTATGCCTGAACCTCCAGCGGCACTAGCTTGAAAACCACTCCAGTAAGTGCCGCCACCGCCTCCTCCTCCTGTGTTTGTCGAGCCAGCGCCTGCCGCAACTAGATTCCTATAGGCTGAGTAACCGCCACCACCAGAGCCTCCATTACCCCTGTAGCCTCCCTGAAAAGTGCCGCCACCACCGCCTCCTGCAAGATAACCTAATGCCGAAAATGGACTGAGAGTTACGTTTCGACCTATTCCTCCATGACCACCATTGTCACTACCACCATTGCCTCCTACGGCTCCTGCACCACCGCCAGCACCAGCACCGTAGTAAGGGCTACTAGCACTAGCAATGCCGCCATTATTTCCTTGCCCAGATATTCCAGTGCCAGCAACCCCAGTACCCAAGGCTCCACATATAGCGCCACCGCCTGAACCACCATTACCGCCAGCCTGTAGGCTATAATAATTTGACCCCCCACCACCGCCTACAGACACTATGCTAGAAACAGTAGAGTTGCTACCACTCCCCCCCACAGCGGTACCATTTCCCACTGGCCCTCCAGCACCTACGGTAACCTGATAAGCTACTCCCTTTTCTACCTCAGTAGTGCTAGTAAGAAGTCCGCCAGCACCTCCTCCTCCTCCCGAATTTCTTGCCCCAGCACCACCACCAGCAACAACGACATAAGAAAGAGAGAACGGAGCCGCACCACCACGACCAACAGCCTTGCCGATAGAGAAGACACTTACATTAGCGCCAATCATGCAATTATCGCATGTATGCCAGTGGCAGTAGTACCAGTAGCCAGTACTCGCTTAACAGAACATACTAAGTAGAAGTTATCAGGAACAGCTATTGTGCGCGTAGTTCCATCTATATTATGAAATGATACGTTTCCTGCTCCTGTGATGTATAGGCCAATAGCTATGTTATTGGTTACGCCATCTGAACCGTCAGGAGGTGAAGCTAAAGTAGACTGTCTATATCTAGGACTAGTTCCTACGTTATCTGTACTATCAGAAGGAGTCACAGGAACCATGTCAGTTACGCTTCCGTTAAGTTCTTCTCTTTTCCTGTCTATAAATGGATTTGACATTTTAAAACCTCGTTAAATTAAGATGCGGACAATGCGCCTAACTGCCCAATGTGAAAATAAAAGTTACCAGATGTATTGCTAACTGGAGTAGCTTCTAAGTGATTGTTTGCTTCGTCACCTGTCCATGTAAATGACGGATGGTTTGCGCTACCGCCTGTTATTAATCCATTTTTAGCAATCTCTGTCACATTAATTGCGTAAGAGTCAACACCGATTGTATACTTTGTTACAAGAAGAACATAAGAAGAAGTATTAGCGGCCGATAAACTGACAGGTGATGCGTTACTAGCAACAATATGCAATATGCCTGAGTAATTAAGAGAGTTACCGAATATAGAAGCTAAATCTACAACAGGAGTATTAGCGCCAGTAACAGGCAAGTTGTTTACGCGAGTTACATCAATAGGATTAAGAACTGCAACTGTACTTGCAATAGAACCAGTAAGTTTACAGCTATTAAGAGAAAGTTTATGATTTTCATCAACCCCTCCATTTGTTACTGAAATAGCACCTGTAACACTGTTTTCAGCATACCTGTTAATCTCAACATCAACAGAGCTTAAAAGGTCTGAAGAAGCATTAAACGTTAAATTTGGAGTGCCGCTTAATGTTCCAGATGCAGGGGGTGTAGTTGATCCTGCTGTTCTTGTGGTTTTAATAAAAGAGCTTCCGTCTCCGTTTACCTTAAGATAATAAACATTATATGTCGATCCGTTAACAGTATAATTGTTACCTACTACTGGCGTTCCAGAAGGCATAGTGAAAGAAAATTTATTTTGATTCTCTAACTCGCTACGTAACGAACCGTACCCCGAATTAGCTGAATTAGTAGCAGACGTAAAACAAGAATTTAATGTACATCTAGTTCCACTTATTAAAGCATCATCATCAAATGTTGTATTTGCTTCAAACAAAAAACCCGACCTTAAAGATGATTCAGCACCGCAACTATCAAAAGAAACACCTGCTGTATTTCTTACTCGATACCCATAACGACCAGTGGCATCAGCGCCACAGGCTGTAAAGTTACTGTAACTTACGTCTGAAATTAAGAAACCTTGTCCTGTGGTAGTAGTATTTAGCGCATAGCAGTTTTCTACGTTTAATGAAGTGTTGTAACCGCCACTAAAATCGAAACCTGTTACACCGCCCTTAGATCGACACTGAGTCATTGTCACCATAAAGCAACGATGAACGAGGAAACAGGAGGCTGTGAAGTTTTGGCTAAAAACTCTTTCAACAAGTATCTCACTTCCAGCGACAAGAGGGTCTCCGCCTTCTAGTTCAAGTCCAATCGCCACACGATTGTTTCCTAACACTTGAAAGTCTTTAAACGCGCAGTAAGTAGGGTTTAATGCTTGAATAGCTTGCCATTTCGCGGAGTCATCGTCATTGCCCACAAACCCTTCCGCACAATCAATAATAGTGTTATGAATTCCTTCACCCTGTAAGGTAACAGATGTTAATTTTTCATACTCGCCAGTTGTACGAATTACAATAGGTGACTTAATGTAGTATCGACCTTTTGGAAAGTAAATCACTCCACCTGTAATGTAGTCGCTTCCAGTATCTAAACTATCAATAGCCGCTTGAATTGCTGGTTGCCAGTCAATGCCGTTCTTCAAACTCTCAAAATCCTTTATGTTGATCTGAGCGCCTTGGATCATTCTGTTTGTTGCTTTTGTTAAAGCCATGTTATTTTCCTTATATTTTATTTAGCAAAATGCGTTCTTCTAAAGCAGTCACCCTTGCTTTTGTTAAAGACATTTTGTAATGCCCTGTAAATTATTTTTTAAATATTCCGTAGAACCAAAAGTTACCTAAGTCCATGTCAATATTATTAATATCTGTAGCATTGTTTGTGCCATCTAGATATAATCCTTGAGCATTAGTCTTTGTTATTAACGCTTTCATTCTAGGAGAAGGAGTAGAGTCAGTTACAATGTTTCCTGTAGCTGTGTCTAACCATTGAATTGCTACATCACCTTGACCTACTGTTTTAATTAAAGGCATGTAAGGATTAGCTATTTCACCACCGTCACTCCAAGGGCAAACGGTAATTGCCGCGCCTCTACAATAATCATGACTAAGCGTAAGCGTTCCATTTACATATGATACAAAAGTAGGATCAAGTAATTGCGCTGTTCCACTTATAAAGCTCCAAGCAGAACCAGTCCATTCCATAGTAAA